CTATGTCTAGCACCACTTCTCACAACCATCGCACCAATAGGTGTTCCGTTGGAGTGTGTTCCAGTCTTAGCTAGTACAACTCTTATATATCTGCTATTTCCGACATATTCAACACGGAAAACTCCGCCTGCTGTGTCAGGATTTCCGCCTGCTGTACCATCTAATTTTAAGAAGATACCGCCTGCAGCTATAGTTCCATCAGCTATGCTTGCTTGTGCAACATCAGTAAAAGTTGAGTTGTCATCAGATTCCTCTAATGATACTTCAAAATATACTGAACTAGATAGAGTGTCACCTTCTGCACCTACGTCAACTAACACTGTAGCTTTCTCGTAGCCTTGAAGATCAACACCTGTTCCGTTACCTGCAGCAGTTTTAACCGCATTGATGATAGAAACAGCAGGATTAATATTATTTGATAGGTCTTGCATAATTTACTCCCTTTACGCTGATACTTTTTGTTTAACAACAGCTTCAGCTTGGATAACCTGTCCACCAACTCTTCTTCTAGCAATGTATCTAACATTACCTGAAGTAGCTTGTGTGAAAGGGTCTCTCGTAACAGCTAAAGCAACTCTGTCTACAATCATGTAGGCTCTTCTGAAGTCACCAAACAATACAGGATAAGTTCCTGCACCAACGTCTGGCATATCAGTAGCTTCTACATAAGGGTAGCCTAATATAGTATTAGGAACACCTGCTTGTAGAGACATACCTGCTTGGAATACATATTGTCCTGCAGTATCTTTTAGCTTTCTGATAGCTGATAAAGTTCCTCTGTTGAAAACAAAAGAACCATTTCTGCCGTACTCAGATTTGATGCTGTGAACTAATGTGATCAGACCATCAGCTAGTAAAGTACTAGCATGACCTGAATTAGATTCGCCAACACTGCTATTAGTTAATAAACCTTCAGGCTTACCAACAGAGTTACCGCTAACAAATGCAGTACCTTCAGCTTTTGCAAATTGCTCTGCGAATTCTGATTGCATTTCCGACTCTAGATCAAAGACAGTATCTTCTAAGTTTTGCTCAGAGATATCTACTAAAGCGTAAAGTTCGTGTGCAGGTAGTTCCTCAAGACCTACTGTGTAACCAGTAGTTTCGGCTCTAGTCCCACTTTCTGCAACCCATGCTGCGGAGAATTGACCATCACGTTTAGGCACTTGGATTGATCTTTGTCCAGTGCTTCTTACTCTAGCGATTGAACGAACAGGTGAGATTTCAGTTACAGTTTTTAGTAACTCTCTCACATATTCAGGTGGTGCTAGATATCCACCAGTGTTGTCACTGCTGACAGTTAGTGCCTTTTTCTCTGCATCTTCAAGACCTTCCAGTCCTTTTCTACAGTAGGCATCAAAAGCTGCAAGACCTTCATCAATTTGCTTGGCTTCCAATCCTGAATTTGGTCGTCTCATGACCGTTTCAAGGTTTTCAACCTGCTCTTTGATTCCTTCTTGAGCTTGCTTGGCTTGTGTGATCTCTTGGTTGATGTCCTCTAAACTATTTAGCTTTTCTTCAATAGCTTCAAGTTTTGAGTCAACTAAAGTATCAACATTTTGCCCTTTTTCTAGTGCTTCTAACTTTTCGTCATTGGCTTTTTTAAATTCTTCAAAAGCCTGACCAATTTCAGAAACAGCATTTTTTATATCTTCAGACATAATTGCTCCTTAGAGTTTGGTTATAGTTAATGTTAATTGTTTAATGGCTTCTACCATTTCTGCATTATCATCAACCTCTCGCTGAGTAAATGCTTGGTTTACAGCTTTTGCTGCAACCTTTGCTTCTGAACGAGATAAGTTGAAAGCATCACGCATTCCATTCTCCCACTCCCTTATGGATATTTCCTCTCCCTTTACCTGACGAACCGTAGCTTTAGGGTTCATTGGGAAAGTTACAAGGCTTATCTCCATTAAGTCTACCTCTTTGATAACACGCTGCCCTTTGCGTTTATCATAAGAAACCTCTTTAGGGTTGACACGAAAGCCTATACTTAGACCATCTAATGCACCCATCTTTAATAATTCATAGGCATCTCTGCCTGCTGTTGTACCTAGAGCCAATCTACCTTTTACTCTAAGTCCATGACTATCTTCTGCTATTTCATCAAACACACCGATAGGCATATCTGATTTATGTTGGTATAAAAGCTTGACACCTTTAGTTCCACGCTCTGCTAGACTTTTTGTAAATGCACCAGTTTTGATAACGTCATTACCTAAGTCTGTGTTGTTAAATACAGAACCATAACCTTCAAATGTGCCATCTTCATTATTGTCAGCTTTGATCTCTGAGTGTACTTCTATATAAGATTTTAATTCAGATATATTGTCGTCACAGCCACAAGCTTCTTTCTTCTTAGGCTTCTTAGGCTTTTTCATACGACCACCATACCCATAACCTGACTCTTCATTCTCAAGTTCCTCTCCAGTCAACCTAGTGTAATCAGCGTGTGATGCGCAAGGCATGTAGACAGTATTGCCATCATCATCATGCGAATGTGTACCAGAACAACCTATTTCTTCTGCTCTTGCTACTGCTTCAGCCTCAGTAGTAAATACGTCTTTACTAACTTCTCTTTTTAAATCGTCATTCTGATTAGAATCTTCGTGGGAATCGTACTCCTCTGTACGGACAGCTAAATCAGGCTTATTAGATGTTAATTCACTGCTCATAGTGCTATCTCCAAATTTATCCCTATATATAGTATCTCAATGATTAATCAGACACAACATCTTGTTCATCAACATAAATTATCACACATCTACAATTTATATTATTTTTTGCTCCACCTTTAGGGTCTCCTGTGTGAGCCATAGATGCACCACCTACTATAAAATCTTCATTCATATCTCTAACCTGTCCATTTGCAGCAGCGTGATCACTTCTTGTTCTTAAATCATTTGTGGCTGCCCATCTCTTCAAAAGCTTTGAACCATAGTCTGTTTGAACTTGTTCATAGTATTTATGATGTGCGAAACCTGCTGCATTGTGTGTTTCTGTCCTAGCAATAGTAGCTGCTCTAGTTCTAGTGATAGGTCTTACATTACGTTCAATATTCTGTGCTATCTGCACAAGTGTGAGTCCTTCTTCTCTACCTGATATTATGATTCTTTCAACTCGGTTTGATATTCTTGTAGTTACACCCACCAACAAAAGCTGTCTAGACTTATAATATTCTTCTATCAATGGTTCTAAGTCTACGTTTCTTCCAAATACCAATGCTTCTTCTTTTAATTCTTCTAGGGTGTTAGTCCTGTTATTTTCTGCATATAAGGTACGAAATATCCTGCGATAATGCTGTTGCATGGTTGGAATAAATTCTTCCTGCAATTCTCTTGCAGCAATAGTTTGATCAAATTGTCCAAACTCCCTGTAGAGAAATGCTTTAGTATTAACGAACTTACCGAATAAAGAAGTTAGTCTGCGAAAGAGTCCACGTTCTAAGTTGTTGCGAATTCTTAGCTGCTTTCTTACCTCCCTCTGCACACTAACTCTTCCTCTACGGAATCTGCTAATCTGCTTTTTGGAAGGGATCATTTACTGCTTAATGGATGTCCTTGTGGAAATAAGTCTGTATCGTGCTTACCGCTTCTAAATCTTCCGTTTCTGAGTGCATATAGATAAGAATTTACTCTAGCATATGCCCACTGCTCTTCGCTGCTTACACTTGGTCTAACTGAAGATGGATTAGTACGATATGCTCCAACTCCTCTTTCAAACACTGCTGTGAGTGTTCTTAGATTTGTTTTTTTCGTAGCAGTGTCACCATATTCATCATTATGATCATCTACTTTCTTTTGTAGACCTTTCTTAACTGCACCAGAGACCGCTTTGTGTTCTGTTAGCTTGACTTCTATATGGTTATCTAGAAACAAGAATTTCTCTTCTTCTCTCTTGATTTGTTCTACCTTACGTCTTGACCAAGCAAAGCCTGCATCACCGCCCCACAATGCCCATGCTATTCTTCCTGCTGATGGATAACCATCCTCGCCTTGATCAAAGCCTTGTCCTTGCTTATCTACCTCATGTCTAGAGAAAAAACTAAACATTCTTTTGACTGTGCTGATAGATAGGTTTTCTTTGTTGACTAGCTGATTTGCTCTCGCAACACCGACTGCTGTACCGCCTCTATTGTGTTCTCTTCTCCAGTTCAAGCCTCTCTCTGCTTCTGTTGCCATACTATCTGTAGGTTTTGTATCTATATCAGATAAAGCCTTCTCGTCCTCTTCTAAGAAGTCTAAATCCATATCTTCATCTTCTACATAAGCATCTAACTCTTCTTCAGCTACTGGATTTTGTGGTTCTTCTACCTCATCAGATGTGATTGGAAATAGTGTCGCTGATATATAAAGATCATCTGCACCATCAACAGGAGATAGACCAATAGCTTCTCTAGCTTCGTTTCTAGTCATTATCCCTTCTCTGACTGCTGATGTTACATTCTCATATATACGTTTAGTTCTTTCAGCTAAAGCAGGTATTTTGTCTATGTCAAAACAGAACTCTAGATTCTCACCAAACATTGGTACAAGCCACTCGTTAAAGTCTGATTCTAGTTTTCTCAAGTGTGGGATGATTGTCTCTTCATATAAAGCCAATCTTGCTTCGGCTACATTTGCATAAGTCTGTGCATCTGAAACACCTACTAACTGACTAGGCACTCCAAAACACATAGCTATATCTGTTGCTGCCATTTGTTTAAGATTTAGGAAGTCCATATCTTTAGGACTTAATCCCATCTCTTTCCAATCAAAGTCACCTTCTAAGAGTAATGGTCTACCTGCATTGGCAGTACCACTAAATCTATTGTTAAGGTCTGTGAGTAATTGTTGTCTTTGTGACTCTGTTAGATTCACAGCAAATCCTGCATCATCTTGTGGTTTGAATACTACTGCTCCACTAGGTCTTGCTCCATTGCTAAGTAAGTTTATATTGTGTTTGCCTGACATATTGTGTTGATCAACTTCTATAGCTGCTGCTGACATTGGAGATAATCCATAAAAGTCATCTAGTGGATTCCATAGCTTCACATGCTTGACCTCACTAAATCCTGTTCTTTCTTCTACAGGATATGTAGCTTGTACTCTGCCATTTAAAACATACTCATACCTGTCAGGTATTGGATTGCTACCACCTTTGACAACCATTCTGTCAGGTCTCAACAGGTGTAACTCTTTAGGTGCGCCTACTTCTGATCCTACTTTAAGAATGTAAGCGTTACCGCTAAGTAATAAGAAACCAAAGATGCTGTTGAAGAACTCACTATGGGATTGCAATGGATTAGGTCGGCTCAATAGGGTGACGATAGGGTGACTATCTAAGACCTGATCTCCTGCTTTTACCATAAATGGTACTGCGCTAGCACCTTTGGCTATCTCGTTTACGCAACGAAATACGATTGAATTTTTCATGTAGCCTTCTTCGGCTAAATCTTGATAAGAGTAATTCTTTGACTTTGACGTACCCACTCCAAAATACCCAACCATGTTACCTACGTCTTTCTTTTCCGCAGGTTTAGGTGTGAATGCGTTTCTTATATTGTCCAGTATTGTTGCCATTAGCTAATCCTCCAATTCACCTCACCCCTAGACTTACTGAGTTCGGTCATTGCCCATACTAAAGCATCTAACCTGTCAGGGGAAGGTTTGGTTTCGCCTGTATAAGAACACATCTGTGATTCTAGTTCAGAAAAATATCCAACGTGATGAACTCGCTTCTGCTCATATAAAGCACTTATAGGCTCTGCTCTTGTGAGTTTACCTCTAGTTGCTCTAACAGACCTGTAAGGAATATTGGAATCTATTCCTCGTAATAGTCTTTCAACCAAGTCTCCACCATTATTTACTTCCGCTACTATTCTATCAGCTTGCCAGTCATAGTAGCAATCTATTGCTTTCCTGCCCCATTGATCTGGTGTGTAACGACCTGAAACGTCCTCTAATACATAGTATCTATCGTTGTAATCTTTACCTGCAACAATGATTCCTGTTTCATCAGAGTTCTCATTAGCAGTCACAGCAGGGTCTATAGCTACTATTATTTGCTTCAAATCTCTTTCTTCATTCTCGTTCAAGCGTTGTTCTTCTATCATTTTGTTGCTCCATAAAGCACCTTCAAAGTCTTCTATGATCTCAGCATACAACTCTTGCCTACCCATCGTTGTTCCTTCGTATCTTTCTCTAAGCATAGCCAATGCGGTATCAGCTAAGTTTTCTTCATTCTCAAAGGTATTTCCTGTAGTGACATAAACATCTTCTCTTGTGACTAAATCTTTGATCATTTTGCTTGGTTTAGGTGTTGTTGTGACTACACACTGTGGATTATCTCCCAGTCTCAACCCAAACATTAATTGATCAAAAGCTTCAGGATATCTCCAAGCTGCCAATTCATCTGCCCATGCTCTATGAAATTGACTACCTCTTAATCTTTCAGGTTCTTGTGCTGCATAGCCTATTATTTTTGAACCATTCTCTAAACGGATTTCAGATACACTGGATGAATAACCTTTTTGATCATTAGATTTTAAGAAGCACTCTTCAGGTATTATTGAAAGCAACCCACTGTTGCCACCAAAACAAACTCTTCTTAGATCACCATGAGTAGGAGCAACTACTGCACATATACTGTTTGGATTTCTTAAAGCATAGAGTGCTATGTCTTGTGCGCCAGTCCTAGTTTTACCCCAACCACGTCCTGCTAGTATCAGCCAGATGTAGTGTTCTTCTAAAGGTTGAAGTTGTTTTGCCCTAGCGGTGTTAAGCCACTCAGTGTATAGGTTTATCGTTGCCTTTTGTGCGTTGCTCTGCAACTGTGTCCAAGAGTTCAAGAACTTCTGTGAAGGCTTCAGTTTGTTGGATGCTTCCATTTATATTTATAGAGTCAGTTGATTCACCAAATGCTAACTTAGCTAATCTCTGTGCTGCTACAGCAGTGTTGGCTAGGCTTAGTATCTGACTGGGGTTATCTGTTTTTGAATCTAGTTCTAAGGCTTTGAGGTTCTTGTAGACCTTACCATGAACTATCTCCATCAGTTGATTGGCTACCTTGACACTCTTAGAGTCAAACTTCCTAGACTCTACTGCCATCTGTTTTGCAGTTTCTTCGTCCATCTTTTCTTGCAGTTGTACTTTGAACTGCTCCTTCTGATCTCTCCAGTTCTCTTTCTGTGACAATCTAAAGAGTGTAGTCTGTGCGACATTGTACTTAGTGGCTAACTCTACAATGGGTAAGTATTGTCTCTCACCGCTTTCTATTTCTATTCCCTGCACAAATTCTGTCCTAAGCTTCATCGCTAGATCAGGTGTCATTCTTTGTACTGTGCTTTTTTTATCCACTGATTGTTCTATGTTTAGTCTACAACTTTTGCAAACTATATTACAGATTGTTCTAAAACACAAAAAAAAGGAGGCTTCATAACCTCCTCTTTCTTATAGATCAGTTAAGACCTATGCCCTCCTATCTGTAGGTACTGTTAATATCTAAGTACCTATCGTGATTTATTGCCTGCCATTCCCTGTTGTTTGCATAAGCCTCTTCTCTTATGTTTGCATAGCCAGTTCTTTTTTGAAACTTAGCTTGAGTTTTTATTGCTTTGATTCTAGCTTTCCTTTGTTTCTTATTCATAGTATTTCCTTCAAGTTAAGGAACAGGCTTTATGCCTGCTCCATAAATGTGTTACGACTTCTTCCTACATTGTAAGCTAATTTAGCTTCATCTACATTAAGGCTAAAATTATTTTGTAAAGAATTTATAACTTGTTGTTCTTCAGCATTTGTAAAATATTCCGATCCAAATGATTCAAGAACCTCTTCTACTTTTGCTATTCTAATGTTAAGAATGTTATATATTGTATTTTTCATTTTATCTCCTTTTCAATTTATAATTAATACTCTTACAGTATAGACCATAATGGCTTATATGCAAGTGTTTTAATAATCTTTTTTGCACAAAAAAAGGGAGACTTTTACATCTCCCCTTTCTCTTTTAATAAACTACAGGTTGAGTGACTAACCTACACAATCATTATATAAAATTAATCTAATTTTACAAATGACATAAATGGTTCTTCTTTATGTCCTTCAGGTAGCCACTCTAATTTTTCGGCTACTTGTTCTATGGTTAAGTAACAATCAGTAGTCCCACCATCGTCAGTAGAATTTGCGATGATACATCTGCCTGCAAAGTTCTGTGATCCGAGTTGGAAATATCTGTTGTCTTTTAAGATACCTTCATCATCTACGAACATGATGACTCCTCCGCCTAAGGTTACAACATCAAAGCAACTGCATTGCATGACACTGTAGTAGTCTTGGATGTTAGATTCGGATATGTTCACATACGAAATACTTTGATCGTAAGGATCAATCAGGATGGTTTGTATTTTTTCCATATACTACCCCTCAAGGGGAAGCAGCCGTTAGGCTGCCTCCTTGTTTGATGTATTCTCTTGAATGACTCTTTCAACATCTACAACATTGAATACTGTGAAAAGTTTTCTGATCTTTTCTTTCTTACCAGTCTCTTTGTTGATCTCTTCTTTGTAGAAGCAAAGAGTTGTGCCTAAGCCTTTAAGACCTTTTAGCATATCGCCAGTCACTTCAAAGTGTTTCATTGCTTGTTTGAAAGTCACAAAAGAATCATTTTGTGTATAACCTGCGTGAGCAAGTGTATTGATATTGCTGCCTGTGTAGTCTCTGTTTGTAATTAAGTTTTTCATTTTATCTCCTTTTCAATTAATTAACCCTACCTATGTTACTACAAATTGGACTATATACAAGAACTTTCTCAATATTTTTTCACCCTTGTTATCTTGATCTTTTTACTACCAAAGTGTCTGTCAAACTTGGCTCTTGCTGTAAGTTCATCAAAGGCAGGATATCTGTGTGCTTCGTACTCAAGTTTGTGAGACTTATACCATCTCTTAAAGTTGCGTTCATAGGTTTCGCTTCTATCGTAGAAAAATGCCATTAGTTTTCCTTGTCTGTATTCTCATAAATAGTTTTGATTAGGCTTGATGACTTCTCTCCTTTCTCTCTAAAGTATTTGAGTCGTTCAATCCTCTCTGCGTGTTCAGACATAAAATCTATAATCATGCCTTCTATGATTACGCTTGTGCTAAGACCAGTAGACTCTTTGATCAGCTTAAGATGTTCGTCAGCTTTTTTAGATAGCTGTAAACTGATCCTGCTACGTCTGTTAGCCATTAAAATCCAAATGCTGCTAAGAACACACAACAGATAATCATACTGCCGAGTATAGACCAAGCGATCCTTTCGTTCCTTTCATCTCTGATTTGATTGGGTGATTTTCTCATTTTATTCTCCTACCACTCAACAGTGACACCTCTGTCCATTATCCAGTCCTCTTCTTCTTTAAAATCGGTGTCAATAACTTTTATTTCTAAGTCAACATCAGAATAGTCTGCTCCATCTTCAATAGCCTCTGCAACATAATCATACCAAGCTGTAGAGTCTCCATCTTCTTTTGCTAAACATTCTGTTACTCGCATGACTTCTTTTTTTGTTATGTCTATCTCTCCAGATAATTTTTCTGTTGTGACCATAGTTGTAACTACTGTTGTTGTCCTAACTCCTTCAATCTGAAATTTCATTTGATTACCTCTTTGATAATATCCCAAGCTTGTTGATTTGGGATTAGGAAAGATACTTTGCGTTCTAGTCCTTTCCTGTGGATTCTCTTTCTCTGGGAGATAGTAGCATCTCTTAAAGTGTGTTTGTATTCGTGACCCCAGAAGTAAGCCAAGCCGAGATAGTTCATAGTTCCAATGAACTTGTTGTCCATCTCCATAATCTCAGCTATAGCTTGTGGGGTTGCGGTGTTTAGGTTCAAAGTAAAGTCGCTCATGTTATCTCCGTTGCTTGTACGTTTATTGAAAAAGCTGATAGTTGATCTATCAAGAAATCTTCTCTCTGCACAAATTCGTTGTCTGTTAAGAAACCTTTTTTATAGCTGTCTCTAAGATTTTTAAGTTCTGATTTAAGATAGCTTACAATTACTTTTGTGTTGCTCATTTTATCTCCTATAAAGGAAAGCAGGCTTATGCCTGCTCTTCCATAATTGCAGGCTCGTAGCCACTGTTACGATAAAAATGTGTAGACAACCTAGAGTAAGTCGTATTTAGTGCAAACAATAAAGATTCTATTTCATCTCTATCATCTTCATCTAAAGACTCAAGTTCATATTTGTGACTATATAAGTTGTCTTCGTTCTCAAGTTGCTTGATCATAAGTTCTGCATCAAGAAGAGACTCTTCAAGTTTTTCAAATTTTTCTACTAATGTTTTCATATTATTCACCTTTCAAGTTATTAACTATTACAGTATGGACTAATTAATAATGATTGCAAGCATTTTTTTTCAATTATTTTAGAAGGGTAAATCATCATCTAATTCTTTGTAGAATCCTCTGCCTTCATACATCCTTTGAGCCATCTCCTTACCATAGTTCTCTGGCAGTCCGAAATGTGCAAAGAAGGCTTTCTCTGATCCGTACTTGGTATGTAGTTCTGCATGGTGATGTAGACATAAAGGTATCACGTTCTGATCTCCTGCTCGTAGACTCATGCCCCTTGCCCCAGTGTAGGGTTTCAATAAATGGTGAGCCTGTACGACTCCTTCGCAAGAGTAGAACCCTGCTTGTTTAATCAAACAGGGTTGTTGCCTTACCCATGCAAGGTGTTCTTTGTCTACAAAGCGTTTAGCCATTAGAAGGGTACGTGAGACATATCAGGTTCTTTCCTGACCTGTTGCTCTTCTTCTTTAGGCTTGATACTAATAGAAGTGTACTCTTGATTTTTCTTGGACATTTTTTTCCAACCACCAAGCTTGAATACTTGATCGTTTATCGTAACTGCTCCACCAATATCAGGACTGTTCTCAGAGACCTTCTCATGCTGCTGATTCACATGAAGTAGTCCTGCAGACATCATGAATTCATACTTAGGCTCGCCTCTGTCGTTGTATGATTCAATGATAGCCACATAGTGCTTCTTGCCATCTAGAGTTAGTGATCCTTTTCTCATGACAGTTGAGTTAGTCTCATGCCATAAGAATCCAGTCTTTTCGTTATCGTATTGTTGTTCCATATTTTTCTCCTTTTTATTAATTATTGATCAACATTCTCTGTCAAAATAGCTTTACGTTTTAGGGCTTCAAGGTATATTGTTTTATAAATATCTTTGCCGAATTCTTTTTTGTAAATTTCTAACATTAAAACATTCAGATTTGTGGTGTCTTTCCTTTTTACTTTTGGTTTTGGAATATTTTTTATTTCTTGCTCCAACTCCCATTTAAGTTTTATCAAGTTACCAACATCATCAAACTCTTGTTTAGGTATTTGTCTTCTAGTTTTGCCCATCTCTGGTAATTGAAGTACCCTTTGTTCTTGTTTGATACCGTACTTTCTTTTAAAATCAGTAATAACTTTGTTGATGACTTCAATTCTATAAACTAAAGCCTGTCTGTTTTCATCATTAGATTCAACTGCAACACCATCATCTACAAAACCTCTTCTTGATCCGTGCGTAGAATAGCTACCAGTTCTATTCATAAAGTGTTCCTTATTAGGATTATTAAGACTATGTGACATTATGTACCTCCAAATAAGTCTTGTTGTCCAGTTTGGACATTCAGTTTATATTCATAACCTTTTCCTGCAAGTCTAGATCGTTTGTCTACGACCTCTCCATACTCCTTAAGGTTATACTTTTTTCTTTCCTCATAGTTCCTAAGTTTCCTTAGACCTGCTGAGATTGTTGCTTCTCCGTAGAAAAGATTGAAGTGATTTGATATAAGTTCTTGCAATGCCCAGAACGTATACCACCCTCCATCTTTCATAATTTCATAGAGACAGTCTGTAAGTGTCATCTTCTTCATGCTGACTCTCCTAGTTCTATGAGTGCCTTGAAACCATCTTTAACTTGCTTATCGCTTGCAGGCACACTCTCGTAGGCTTGATCTATCTGATCTTTATTCATCAGATACAAACCTTTGAATGACTTCTCTTCTTGCACACACTTTTGATACTCCACTCGCATCTGTACCAAGAAGTCACTTGCAGTCTTGCAGTTACTCTTGATGTTGCCATTGAGTTCTTTGATGTTGAATCCTGTTTCCGTTTCAGATTCAACTTCTTCAACTTCTTGTATGGCTTGTGCCTCTGCTGCATCTTTGTCTGCATCAGGCAAATCCTCACCACGAAATATATAGTTGGCAAGACCAAACATTGCCAGACACTTTACAAGACATCTCATTCTTGAATCTTGTATCTGTCTTGTGGTTGGGTTAGCAACGGAGTTGTTTCTATTGTCCATGCAGGGCAACCACATATATCTTTCTAAGTGACCTATCCTCACAATGCAATGAGACATCGCAGTTCCGTTGTTCTCATAAGTCTCAGGTTGAAACTCATAAGTAGCAAAAGGGTAATGCTCCATCAATATCTTCCAAGCATCAGTCCAAGATAGATAAGTAAAGTTACCTTTCTTATCGTGATACTCACTAAGGTCTAAGGCATTTAAAGTTGCCCAAACTTCTTTGTATGTCAATTCAACATTCATTTTATACTCCATATTTTACGTTCAATGATTTGTTCTTTTTCAAAGTCTGACCACATCCAATCGGAGAAATCAGGGTACATCACTGAAGTTATTTCATTTAAGTCGCCCAAAGATAAAAGGTTCTGCATTGCTATTGCAGCACCCTTGACTTGTGACATCCATTTATCCACATCGTTGACCTGCATTGTGACCACTTCCTGTCTGGATCGGTTCACAACGATATAGTCTACTAGCGGTACATATCCATCTAAGGCGGTACTGTAAATGGACAGTTGCCTGTTGACTGAATCTGGTATTTCAGAAAGTAGTCTGCCAGTGGTTTTTATATCCCTGACAATACCTTCATAAGTTAGATCGCAGTACCCAATGATCGGTATGGGTATCTCTTCTAACTGTAATTCTATTTTCTTTTGATAAGATTCAGGCTTACCTAAGTTCTTGTAATGCGGTATGGCAAGTTCAAGATACTTGGCTAGGTTCTGTTTCTCTTTTAGTTCTTTGTCATCATCTATATCAAAGGCATCTTCTTTCTTAAGCTTCTTAATGGTTGTGTCGTACTCAAGGACTGCTCTTTGTATTGATTCAGCAACTGGTAAAGGATCATCTACCTGTCTGCCTATCTCATGATCGCTGACTGTGCCTCTAGCCATAGCTGCGTTGGTTTTACTTCTAACCTTATACAGATAGTTAAGAACCCACTTTGGTGGATTAGAAATAAAAGAACTGATACTGGAATTAGATAGGTGTTCTATCTCAAAATTATCAAACGGATTATTATTCATATTTTCTCCTTTTTATTATTTTCATTTGATTCAATATTGCAGTATAATTCCTGTTTGGATTTTTAGCAAACCATTTAGGAATAATATAAAACATGAAATTAGCTGAATACTTAAACGATAAATCATTAACTCAACACCAGTTCATTGAGGTCTGTAAGGACAAGACTGGTCACACATTCACACAAGGTTGCATTAGCAAATGGGTCTTGGAGAAGCGTAGACCTAGAGCCGATGAATGCAAAGTCATCTACGACTCTACTGGCGGTAAAGTTTCTCCCAACGATTTCTACCTCTAACATTTTACAGATTATGTTTAGCAGCTATCTCTGCTAATTTTTGGCTTGCCTTTGGATTAGCTTTATAAGCTTTCTTAGGTTGTTCTTCTGTAGACCATGAACTAGATACCCTAGCTTCGTTTTGTTTGCTTAGAGTCTCTTTATCACGCATCCACTGTGGTCTATTGTCTTTATCTTTATCTTTTGTAGGTGTGATCTTTTTTATGTCCTCTATTTTGATATCTTCATAATCCAAAAACCTTTTTTGATTTAGCCAAGTTGAACAATGAGGAATAAATTTTTGTTCTGTAGATTCTGCTTTGCAATGTGCAACAAACTTTTCTAACATTTCGTTCAACTTTTCTTTGTCGTAAGTTTTGGTGACCAAGTAATACTTTTGTTTTGCCTGATACTTATTAATTTTTCTTGGATAGCTTTTCCAAAAAGTTTCAAAGTCGTTATCTATATCTCTCTCTTTAGTATCATCTTTAGTATTGTGGGGTGCTGAGACCACTGGGCTAGGGGTCTGTAGAGGGGGAGAGGTGTGTAGACCCCTCTCTATAGTTAGGTGATATAAATTGCTTAGACTTCCTCCATCATCCCTATATCTTTTCTTGATCTTTAAATAACCTTGTATCTCAAGTTGCTTAATAATCTTGCCTATATGTTTGCGGTCTTTGATGCCTACAATTTTTCCAATGTGGGAATGTGATGGGTAACAAGTTGATCTTTCATCTGCGTAGTTTGAAAGAACTACTAAAACGAACTTGGAACTGGTGGGTAAGCCTTCTACTTTTAAGGCTGCGTTCAAACACTCTATAGACATCTGTCCTCCTTTTTTTTTGTGGGTGAATGATACTAAATCCGTTATGGTCTAAGGTCAACTCCTTCTGTCAATTAATACTAAAGCTTGATCGTGTGCCTGCTTCCAAGTCCAAGTACAATACTCTCCACTAGAACCTTCATCAAAGTAATCTTCATTCAGTTCTAAGTAATCTTGATCCCAAACATTCAATCTCATTTCCTCTTCCCAACATTCATCTCTTTGTATTCTGAGCCACTCATGTACTGCTAGAAGTTCTTCGCATTTTTGTTTGTAGCTTTTTACAGATTTCTTGCCTTCAACAAAGTTGATATATTGCTTGGTCGTCAGCTTTTCTTCTGAATGTACTTTCTCATACTTTTTGATTTCCTTCTCTACCTTTGCCAGATTGCGTTCAGCTTGCTTGTATGCCTTAGACCACTTCTCTTGTCTCTTCAACATACTTGCATATCTTTGTGCTACTTTGTTGATCGTCACTTTGACTTGAGGTTTTGCAAGTTCCTGATTTGATATTGCAACTAAATTATTTTCAACAACATACTTAGCCAGTCTGTATTCCATAGCTGCGTGTTCAGCGCAGTGTGGTCGTTTGAGATTCTTTCTATATCCCATCCAGTGACCCAAGCTATGTATAATCTCTGCCCATCCTTTGATTGGGTTTACTGTAAAGGTCTTTCTATCTCTGCACCAAGTGTCTCTGTTGCCAGTAACTTCTTTGAATGTATATGGGAACTTCGTACCCATCTCTTTTTTCCAAAGAGTCTTAATAGTTTTGCAGACAATCTTGTAATCAGCAGGAGTGCTTTTCCAAACATTAGGATTGACTCCGACTGATTCCCAAGTTTCGTCAACCTTCTTGTACCATGACATTGATTCTGCAGATGTTTTCATGCCTGCCTCCTTGTTCTTGCCTTAGCATTGTTGTGTTGCTTAACCAGTTCGTTCTCAATCAAGAACCAAGACCTGACAATTTCTGACTTGAGTTCTTTGTCAGATAAATCAGTTTTGTTTTCTATGATCTGGATGTGTTTCTCTTTGACGATTAGCCATGCGTATCTGTGATACTTTTCATCAACAAATTTGTATTTGTAATCTTCCCCATTGTAGACATTGATGCCATCTACTAGCTGTATATATTCTGTCATTTTATCTCCTTCAATTTATATAGTACATATCGGATTATATAGTAATCTATGTAAAACTCAAGCACTTTCGTATTTGTGTATGTAAATAAATTTAGAAAAAAGTTTGACTTGCTATCTTAAATAGTCCAGAGTGGTTTCTTTTTAATTGAGGAAACATAAAATGATAGAACCAAACGAACCACATGACGAATGGGGCAGACCATTAAAAACCACTGATAAAAAAAATAGCTTCTTTGATACTGTTAGAGATGTATCTTTCTTTACAGTTGTAGGACTTTTATTTTTATCTTTATTTGGTTGGATATTGATAATATTTTTACCATACTATTTCGGTAGAGCCATATGGGAAAAGTTTGAACTTTGGTATATAAATAGACCACAAAAATAACTGTTCAATTTTTGATCAATATGATAGGGGGGTATTTTATATGTTGAAACATTTAGTAGAATCAATACGTAATTATATACAGGGGAGTATTATGACTGAGTATGATTATAAGGTAGACCTAGCTAGAAATAGGTTAAAGAAAGAAGAGTTAGATCAAATGGTAGAATCTCTTTATATAGAATGTGGCAGCTTTAGAAGGGTCAAGTATAGAAGTGGCAGAATAGTCATTGAGTACGCTGATCCAAATAAAGATACAGAGACTGTTTGGGCATGAACAGTTGGTGGTACGCATGGGATGCAGAAGTATCTGACATAGATTGTGAACAGATCAAATCTTTGTTTCATGCAGAAGCCACACAAATAGGTAAGGTTGGTGACGATTCTTTAAACAAAAAGATTAGGCAATCTACAGTGGTTGGATTTCCATATGGTTCTGGTAACAATGATAGGATCAATGAATTTATAGAAAAGTATATAGTCATGGCTAACAGTGAATGTTTCGGATTTGATCTAAATGGATTTAGAGAGTTTCAAATTGCAGAGTACAGAGAGGGTGGTCACTATGACGAACACTTTGATATGCGAATGGACAACAGGGCATCAGTGAGAAAGCTAGGGATCACAGTACAGCTTTCTGATCCCAAAGATTACTCTGGTGGAGAGTTTATGTTTTCAGAGGATATAGGTACACCCAGTCAAGAAATCATCAAGCAGAAGGGAACTGTGATAGTATTTCCTTCTTTTTTATATCACAAGGTAATGCCAGTGGGCAGAGGTAAAAGATATTCTCTAGTCGGTTGGTATGAAGGAAATAATTGGAGATAACAAATGTTAATGAAAAGTTTGTCTAATAAAGACGTAGCGTTAATTAAGAAAGCGTTGAAGTTCTTAAAAAAGAATCAGGAATTAAATCATGACACAGAATTTAGATTAGATTATATGATCAAGGATATTGAGAAAGATGAGATGCCTAGAATCTATGCAAGTCTTTTTACAACTTTGTTAGAGTATGATTTCTTTGACGATGTGTCTGAACTAAAAAATCAGTTAAGAGGAAGAGATACTTTGCCTGAAAAACTTTTTCAAAGATAATTAAATAATTTAGTTGACTTAATCCATTTCGGTCTATAAGCTACTCATATATCGGCTTGTTAGTTAAACGATATAAAACTTAAAGATAACTAAACTTCTTGAAAAGATTAAGAACAAAAAAGGTTCACGAAAGTTTCAGACAAGATTAAAACTAGGTTATTTATTGGAGGGTTGGTGGAAAGACCAAACTACAAGAACAAATGAATCCTTAAATGGATTGAGGTAAACAAATGTTTGTTATTGGGATTAGGAATTTAGATTCGTCTACACAAGCATACAGTCTGTTTATCTGCCATGTCTGATCAAGGTTGCGTTCTGTAAAGAACACTTGACTTAATCTTATCGCTCGTACCGATAAGAAGGGGTAGTAGACTGCTAATAAACACAATTCTAGGAGGCAAAAGGGGGGTTGCAAATCCCTGATTAGTCTTTAATTTGATACTTCCGTTCGGAGAAACGGTACACAATTTATCAGAGCAAACTAGGAGAGAATATGGGTTGGAGTCCCATACCTTCCAATAAGTAACTTGGTTTTAATTATCTTCTTTCTTCTCAGAAGAATACATAATGTTCAATCCACTAAGTGTGCATAGACGATTTTTTTCGTTGAGACCAAGTGGTGTGATAGACACATCTTCACCCTCTTTAGCTACAAAGCCTTCATTAACTAATTCTTGTAAGTGTTCTTTAGGTGTGTCCTCTTCAAACATTACAGATAGTATTGCTCCTAGACGTTTGTTTTGTTTTTTAGATAGTGCCATTAGACTGCGTACCACTCTCCTCCCATAAACATGACCGCTTCAGCTTCTCTTCTTCTTACCAAACCTTCTAAAACTTCGCCATTACTCTTGTTCCATCTTCTAATCTGTGCAGGTACTTCTTCGTACTTGCCTTCGTTCAAAACCTTAAGGAGCGTACTTTTTTTTAGAGAACCGCCACCCAAATTGTAGCAAAACGAGACCAACGAATCGTAGTGATGCTGCTGTAAGGGTACTTCAACATAGTCATTAACATAGCCTTCATACTCTATCATCTCTTCTTGTAGAAGATATTCAGCTTCTTCTTTATTAATCTTGTCGCCTTCTTTAACATCTTTCGTGTGACCATACCCAATCGTCCATACACCTGCAGGACAAAGGTATGCTTCTAATTCGCATCCTTCAAACTTCTTTATAAGTGATAATCCTTCTGCTGATATTTGCATTTTATTCTCCCCATGTACCATCTTCACGGACTCTGGCTTTCTTTGTGCCACCCCAGTATTCAACTGCGTGTCCTTCATTGATAAGTTTTTGGCAAATATCTTCGCCATCTGCTGTATAAGGGATGCCCAAAATCCTGCCATACTTACCTTTACCTAATGATTTAACTTTAAATGTACCTTCACACAGTTCTATCAATCTTGCTTTTGCTTTTAGACCAAGTGCTTTTTCTTCTAGATTTCTTGTTCTAGATTCGGCTGTGTCAATGCCTGCCAGTCTGACTCTTTGTTTATTTAGAAATACATCAAAACCAAGATCAAGTGTGCAATCTAAAGTGTCCCCATCCACTACCCTGTCTAAGGTTGCTCTATATACGAAAGCATCAGGGGATTCACTCATTACTTAGCCTCTGGTGCTTTGTCTTTAGCCTTAGCAATATTGATTGCTACCAAGTCTATAAACTTATATACCTTGCCTAAGAAAGCATCATCTTTAGGTGTAGGTGTAGAAGCTGCTATTGCAGAAGCTACTGTGACAGCCATAGTGATGTAGTTAATGATATCCATAATTTCCATAGTTACCTCCCTTATTGAAATTATTCTTCCGATTTTATCGCAAATTATTTGTTTTGCACATCTTCTTGTGGCTTATCTAACTCTCTATAGTATTTGATGATACTCAGGATGTCCTTTGTATACCTTGTAATTTCTGCCATATCCATTGATAGATTCTCATATTCTTTGCTAGACAATGAGTAAAAGGCTCTCTTAGGTGCGTTGCCTGCTTCTAAGTTATCTAAGTATTCCTGCATGGTTGTAGGTGTCATTACTTCCCAATCAACTGAAGATAGACTCATAGGGTAAGGTAAAGGTGGATGATATATAGGTGATCTCTCAGCTATAGTTTTGACCTGTACTGGTTTTACTGATTGCAACATAGAGCAACTAGCAAGGACTACAGTAAGACTAATTAGTACTAGATTTCGCATTGAATTGTTCTGGATTGGTTATTTTCTCTAGTTCAGTCATGACTCTAGCTGACCCTTTATTGATTCTTGCTTGTAGATCAGCAGGGTTTGCAAGCGCAGATTCATCTAGGTCTAAGTTAGAAAATGTCTTTCTGAGTCTATTCACGTTTTCCATAGCCTGTCTTTTCTCTTGTTCAAGCTGATTGAGTTGTTGTTCTTGTACTTTCTGTTGTTCTAGGTATCGGTCTATAGAAGCGTTCTGTTCTTCTATCTGTGTCTCAAGGACAAGCTGATTACCTTTGAGAGTGCTGATCTGATCTGCCTGATAGTCAATGTACCAAGCTGAACTGGCGATTGTTAATACTAATAAACCACCTAGTATTAATGATAATTTCATTCCCATGTATACACCTGTAATGGTTCTTTCTTACCTTTTGCCTCTATAGGCTCTAACTTTTTCAAAGTATAGTCACTCTTTATAGCAGTATTATATCCAATGAGCAAATCCACTCCTGCATCTTTAGTACCGCTTTCTAGCCTTGCTCCTGTATTAACAGCATCGCCTATAGCCGTATAGTCAAACCTCTGCTCACTACCCATATTGCCTATGACTGCGTACCCTGTATTTATCCCTATTCCTATTGCTACTGGTTTGATACCTTTTTCTTCAAGTTCTACGTTGAGCGTTATCATGTTTTTTTGTATGTCTAAAGCGCAGTCTATAGCTTTATTTTCATGATGCTGTAAGTCCAAAGGTGCGTTAAATATTGCCATCATTGCATCACCTATATACTTATCTACCATACCTCCATGTTTCTGTACTGCTGTTTGCTGTGCTGTAAGTGCTTTGTTCATTATGTAAGTCACTTCTTCTGGTTCTAAACTTTCTGATAAAGATGTGAATCCTCTAACGTCTGTAAATAAAAAAGTTGCATAGCGTTTCTCTCCACCTAGCTTTAGCTGATCTGGATTCTTTTGTAATTGTTTTACTTGTCTAGGGTCTAAATAATGCTCAAATTGTTTCTTGATCTGCTGTCTCAGTTTGTACTGTTCTCTAAACCTAAGATAGAAAGCTACTGATCCTGTTATAAATTGTGATATGAGAGTCCATGTGACATCTATCAAAAGACCTTGCTGTATCGTGTAAAAGCCATAATAGGCTGTTAGAGAGAAGATACCTATAAACGATACTAGACCCCATGTTATGCCCAGAGCGGTCAGGAGAACGTAAACAAATGCGACTGTGAACATAAATAGTGCTAACTCTACAGCTAAAGCGTAGTCTGGAACGTATGGACTGTCCTGTATCAGTATGCTTTCAGCCAAAGCTGCTTGTATCTCATGTGGATATTTATAGCCTTTGCTTGTGGATAACTGCGGTGAAACTCCTTTGGCAGAGTAACCCACAAATACAAAGCGACCCTCAACATTCATTTCTTCTATCGTAGTCTGTGGTGTATCTACCCAACTGATCCACTTACGACCTAGATAGTCTGTCTTTACTGGCGGTATACCTTGCACAACTACTTCTTCAATACCTGCCTCGTTGGTCTTGATGATGTAGGTATCTGCATCAACCATTGTCTTGAGAACTTCAGTACCATAGGCACTGACCCATCCATCAGGTGTTTTAAGCAGCAAAGGAAGCCTTCTGATCAACGAATCTACTTCAGGTCTACTGACTGCTATGCCCTCACTTGCCACCTCTCTAATCGCTTCTATGTTCTGTTTGACACCATAGGCAGGTATGCCAGAAGCACCTTCGCCCATAATTACTGTGCCTGTGGTTCTAGAATAATCGCTAGAGTTGTTCTCAAAGGTAGCTATAACACTAGGAGCAAAAGATAAAGACTCTGCTAGAGCATCATCATCTGCTTTGCCAAACGGACTGTCTATCGGAAAAGACATTACAAGACCTAAACCGATTGCTCCTCTTTGCAGTAAAGCTATATTGATCTGTGCAAGTATCTCTCTTCTAATTGGATAACCATACTTCTCTAAATCTTTGTCAGTAATGTTGAGTATGGTGAAATATCCTGAAGGCTCTTTTTCTGGTACAAAAGTATCAAAGGTCTTTAGCTTGATAATCTCTGTGGGTGTTGACTGATAGGCTATAGGTAAAGCTAGTGTGACTAGCAAGACCAAAGGTATCAGATATTTAGTCATACTGCGTGATAGTTAAAGTCTTTGTGCAATTACTAATGCAGTTATAAGTTGCAGTAAAACTTTTATTAGTAGTACCGCTTTGTGTTACATCTACATTCCAATCATCATTATAGAAGTTAAGTCTTGCAGTATGGTTTCCTGATCCTGACTGTGTGATAGAAGCCACTCCATCATCGGCATCTGCATACCACCATATATCAGCATCATGATTACCGCTTCCAGATTGCGTTATGGTAGAAGAATTATTGTCAGCATTATTAGCGTTAAAGATATATCCGTTATGTTGACCTGTTCCAGACTGTGTAATTGTGGAATCTGCGTTGTCTCCAAAAGCATACATTTTTGCATACTTATTATTACCAGTTTGACTTATCCCATAGACATTATCATCGCCTGCCATAAGTACCTCTCCATGATTATTATCACCTGTTTGTGTGACTGTACCTGTGTTGTCATTTTTATCTAAATCCACATATCCGTAGTTACTATCACCTGTCTGAGTAATGGAGAATGTGTTGTCAGTATGATTAGACCATTGAGAGAAAGCTTTTGCCACGTTGTTGTCTCCTGTAGAGGTGATGTCTATGTCTGCTCTAGTGCAAGTATGAGTGGTGTAATTACCTTGAGATAGACCACAGTAGACAGTGGCTTGATTGGTATATCCAATCTGCTTTATATGAATAGATGAACTAGCACCTTTCGTATGTACGTTAGTAGTATTATCACCAGAACTTATAATACAACTGAAGCTAATCAGACTGATTAATAATGATCGTGCCATCACCACCTCCATTTACTTTGATCTTAATTAGCTGTGCGCCTGTCAGAATCTCAAGATCATACTTACCTGACTTATCCAGTTGTAGATCAACTGTGTTCTCTACTTGCCTCACAAATGATATAAATTCACCTTCTACAAAAGAATAAATTTGTTTCTCTGGGTCATATCCTACTGTAATTCCTTCTATAGTTATATCACCTAAGTTCTGCACTTCTGTCTCTGTTTCTTGGAGTACATCTGTTATCACGTCTAAGAGATAGTCTATACTCAGTAGGTCTATAGACAGTCGGTCTATTTCTAATTCATCTTCGTATTCTTCTTCTTCTAGGAATTCGCTATCATCTAAAAAGTCTGTATCTAGTAAATCATTACTGGACTGTTCTTGATCTTCTACTGCTTGTTCTATTTCATCTGGTGGGTTTACCAACAGCATATTATCTAAAGCGTTAAGAGATAGACCAGATATTGTGACTGGCTTTGTTGGTGGTTGCATGGCAACTGTGGCTACAGTTGCTTGAAAGGGTTTGTCTAAGACTACTCTGCCACCCTCAGTATCAACAAATATCTTGCCTACTTCTCCGTTTTCTTTAGGGAGATTGATTATGGTTGTTGAATAATCTGTGCTATTTACCGATACTAAAAATTCTGTTCCTAAGACTCCTATGGTCGCAGATGGTGTAGTTAGCTTAATGTTTTCTTTAGCAATCCTGTTTAGCTTAGAGGTTATAAATCTTGAAGTTCCACTCACCAGATTCAGAGATAACTTATTATCTTTGCTGCCTTGTTTATAAACATATTCTGTAACTACTATTTGGCTTTGCTCTGTAAGTTTTAAGACACTTGCATCTTCAAACTCTATAGCCATTCTGCCATTACCAGTCCTCACCCTGTCGTAACTCATGATACCTAGAGCAAGTTCTGCTAGAAGAGGGTCAGTAGTATTCTGCCTAATCACGTCACCTATGCCACGCAACTCTGCTATAGAGCCTACATCGGCATACAAACTACCTGATAATAAGGCTACTAACAGCCTGAAGCACATTGGTCTATGTCTATAGTGCCATTGCTAGTAGTTGATGTTATTACTAAAATATCTGAGGTAGAACCACCTGTAGAGGTTTGATCTACATCTATATTATTTGTTGAACCTGTTATTGTGGCAGTTATGCTGTGATCTGCATTTCCTGTTTGAGTAGTGTCAATATCATTACTTGAACCTGTCACAGTCCAGTTATTTACACATCCAACAACCTCACAAGTAGCATTGATATCATTGCTTGAGCCTGTTATAGCAAAGTCTTGATTACCTGCTGTAGCAGTTGCAGCAGCACCTTGTGTAAAGGTAAGGATGTTTGAATCACCAGTAGCTGCATAATCAAAGTCTGTGTTTGCTACATCTCCTGTTGCTCCTACCGCAAAAGTACCTGCGTTACTATCACCAGTTACATTGTAAGTCCAAGATGTAGAATTACCCTGTAATATACTTGCTGCAATGGTATTGCTGTTGCCTGTAAAGTCCCAATCTGCTGTCATACTTGTTCCACCTAACGTCACTCTAGTTTGACTAGAACCGAATTGGTTAGAGTTACCGATTTGATCCACAGAAAGATTTAAGCCAGTTCCAGATTGTGTAATATAGATCAAGTTGTTACTTGCAGTAGCAAGTGGTATAAAACAGAACAACAATATTTTAATTAGATTTTTCATGATACCTCCTCTAATTTTTCATAGTCATAATCCCAGAATTGTTTCTTTGTTCCCTCCAAAACTAATTCTAGAACTGCCTTTTCAATGGCAGACCTAATTGCATACCCTGTGGCTTCTGTCTGTGTGTAGCCTGTTTCAAGTTCTATGAGTTCAGTTCCCTGTTCCCAGAATCTCCAAACACTTCTACTTACACTTGCACTTAGAATTTTTTTACTCACAGTTGAGGTACTTATAACCTCGCCTGTTTGGGTTAGTATAACCCTTAATGATATCGTAACGGAATCCTCTCTCCATTGATTGGTTGCAGGAGAAAAGCCTTTTATACGAAATCCAGACCCTCCTGTGAAGCTGTTACTTTCATACGCAATGATTCCACCCTCTATGATCATCCCTGCATAGAGCAAAGGAAGAAGCTGATTACCTCCTTCTCCATCATAACTACTTCTTTGATTTTTTACTATTTGTCTTTCTTTACTGAGATTATTTATGTTTTTTCTGTCTAAGACTGTAAACATCTCTCCATTAGCTGCATATTTAAAAGCGTTAATCAGATAGGCTTCACCACCTTGTGTAACTGCTGTACTGAACAATGCCATCTTAGTTGAAGGTTTTCTTTGTCCTGTGAGGTCTGAGAAGTTGTATATAGCTACTACAGCTTTTTGTCTCGGTTTAGGTACATCTAATAATGCCTGCAAGGTAGGTCTTACTATCTCAGGTTTCTCTTCACATTTAATGAGATCAGCGCAATTAGTATGTCCAACAGGTGCAAAAGAAGCACAGCTAGACAATACACTAAGCATTGTTATGAACCACAATCTTCTGAACATACACCAAATATTCCTATAGGAATTACAATTTCTGTATAGCCACCTGAGCCATCATCTACTATTAAAATTATGTTTTCGCCATCATTAGAATAACGAATCATGTTGCCTTCTATCATTATCTCACCACCAGAACCTCCTGTATCGTCAAATAAAGAACTTGTGATATCTTGTGCCATCCTGCTCAAGACTCTTGATTGTAATGATCTTATAAACTTGTTGAGTGTAGAGTTTTCTTCTTCTCTAATTTCATCCTCTATAGCATCAGCCAGAGCCTTTTCTATATCAGATAATCTTGACCTTTCTTGCTCGTCTATAGTCAACCAAGCTGCTGAAGTGCCGACTCCTGAGAAACTAGGATTTATAAACTCCTGTGTAAGTGTCTCTGTTTTTGCAGAAAAAGAAACGACTAATAAAACTATTACAATACCTATTATCACTAAGTATTTATCCCAGTCAGTCATTGTACTTATAAATAATTAATTACTAAATCCACACTTTTTACTGTATCTATCCAATAAAATGCTATATAACCAAGCCACCCAAACATAGTTACACCTAAAGAAAAAAGTACATAAGTCCTCCATTTCTCCTGTACTGCATCTATAACATTGCTTATAAAATTGAATACTTTTTGTCTTTTAGCTATTTCTTTTTTCTTCTTTGGCATGACTATTCCTCAATTAATAAATTTTACCCAAACAAAAACCGCTAATAACCCAATCAGAGATAACAAAATAAAAGCACAAGATGTAATTTCAATAGTCCTACCTAATTTGTTTAAATAAATTATATCTTGTTCAGAATTAAACCTTTCGTCTTCATAAATATACTTATCACGCGGAAAAGGTCTTTTGTTTGGCATGGGTTCAAATATTACGTTGTCTATTGAGACTAACTGTTCTTCTTTAATTCTTTTTACTTCTTGCTCCTGAAACTCTGTCCATTTTTTGCCGTACTTTTCAAACATAATGTTTTTAAAATCTGCATCTAAAAAGTCTTGATCCTCAATCTTTTCTTTGGTCATCTCTATCTGCCTTTGCTATTTTGTTACTGTCAATCAACTGTGGCACTCCTAAGATTGTCTTAATGAGCGTGTCTTGCCTTATGATCTCATTGTCTAGACTGCGCACTCTGTCTATTAATGCTACCAGTATTCCGTGTTGTGAGTCCAATTTAGTACCAAGCCTTTGTTCCATCTGCTCTATCTGATCTGCAACCTTATCATCTAAAACATCTAGCTTTGTTTCCATGCCATCAATAATTCTGTTGATAAGTTTCCATATAAAGAAACCTAGACCAAGTGCTGCTGCTATAGGAAAGCCTACTTCGTTTATAAATGTTACTGCTTCTTCCATCAATTTATTATCTCATAGTTATAGTAAGCATCCCTAAGAGGCTTCTGCTCGTCTTTGTTATACCACTCCATAAACTGATCTCTTGTGATTATTTTCTTTTGATATGTGGTAGGTGCTATTCTATCTGTCCTAGTCTCCTTTTCATCATCTGTACCAAGAGCATCTAGGGAAGCGTAAGAGTTTTCTTTGTTAAGTTGATCATCAGGAATCATGGCTATCTGCTTTTCTATGTGGGTATAAGTGGTAAACAAAATCTTATTGCCCATCAAATTGCATTCACCAAAGTAGCCACTTCCCCTATAACTCGGTCTGATTGCTGTAACGTAGTGATAGTAGCAATTACCAGAGAACTTTCCTCTTGTGAAACCTATGCAAGTATCGTCTGATCTTAGGTATATGCCCTCTGTCCACCAACAATCTCTATTCATGACCTTAGAAACATCCATATCATCCTCTTCCTCAACACCTTCGTCTCGCATACGCTCGTTTTGCTTAAGCCACTTCTTTATGCGTAATGTAAACTCATGATCTGATTCTGTGACACCATCTGCCCTCCAATCCGACAGAGCATCTTTCAAGGCATCTTTGTCCTCTATCTCTATAAACTTAAAATATAATCTTTCGCTTGTTGGTTGTGCATATCCCATACTAACTCCAAGTTAAACTGTAACTTAAATCCTTCTTACTAGAACTGTTGAGCCATGTTGTCCATTCGTCTTTGGTTATCTTAGCTTTTCTATATTCACCTTGTTCTATGGTGTATACCTTCTCATTTGTTTGATAGAGGCTATCTAAGGTCTGTCTGACAGACGTATTTGTGCCTGTGTTAGACGTGGGTATTATTGCTGTGGAATCTTCTGCCTTGAGTGTGTCGTAATAAAACCTGTGTCTCGCTATGGTGCTTTCCGTGTAGTATTTCTTGTCACGTTGTGCAGGTATCAGCGCTGTCATTTTTTGCTCTATAGATTTACCAACATATCTAGTTATGCAAAAGCCTATAGGTGAATCATCAGACTTTAGGCAGATAGCCAAGTTGAAATGTCCTATCTTTGTATCTCCTAAAACTGTTTCGGTGGTTGGGAATGTGTTGTTTTGCACGTTGGCTTTGTAAAAGAAATACTTTTGATCTGTCTCTGTTGGTAAGGCATCAGATGCGAACACACCTGTCATGGCTGTAGATATAATTGACATATCTGCTTGCGCTAACATTCTAAGGTATATGTTGTCGCTCTCTATCTTTAGCATTATTCTTTAAACGTAAAGCCTGTAAACGTAATTAAACTAGCTGATACTGTTATGCTTGTACCACCTTTAGTAAATGTGACCGCCATGAAAGCAGAATCACCACCGACTACAGAAGAACTTACTCCTGAACCTGATAAATTATTGGTGATACCGCTATTATCAATATGATCATTTGTTGTGTCTCTAGTAGCGACCCATCTTGAGGTTGCGACAGCAGTTCCGTTGCCGTCTTTCCAAGTTACGTTAAAAGTAAAGGTTGTGGCTGAAGGAGCATATCCTGCATTACTCAATTCTGTCCAAATGAAAGCTTGCTGATTAACAGATGCCGTTACTACGTTTGTTAGTTGCGCCTGTGGCACTGCTCTTTGTACATTACCACTGGAGTCTAATCCTGCTGTTGCTCTTACAAAAGCATCATTTATATTTGCAGGTGTCCTAGTGTTTGTTCCGTCAAATATACTGCCTGTTATCCTGTTACTGCTGTCTATAGCGTTAGTAGCTCTCTCATGTGCATCTATCAACTGCTCTGCAGTTCTGACTGTGCCTGAGTGCAAAATGCTACCTGTGAATCTGTTGTTTGAGTCAATGACTGCCGCAGCTCTCGTAGAACCTGCAACAATGGTAGAGTTTGCTGTACTGCCTATTGTGCCTGTTACATTACCTGTAAATGTTTCACTGTTTAAAAAATCAGCATTAGCTACTACTGTAGAGCCGTCTGCTTTAAATATATTACTACCTGCAGTTGCACCCACTGTTGCTCCGTCAGTGTAGTTCAATCCTAGATTGCCTTTGGTGATATCTACTTCATTATTACTTCCTATCCCACTTACTGTAATTCTTCCTTGATTAGTGCCAGAAGTAGCAAGTGCTACTGATATTTGATCATTCTTTAACGAGTTTGCACCTATGGCAGTACCAACTACTGTGTGGTTTTCTTGTGATGTAAAATCTGAGAAAGAGCCTGCACTTAAATGTCTAGCCTTAAAATTATACTGCACTCCTACCTCTAAGCCTGTAATTTGTTGTTTTGTTGAGCCTTGATTTGCAAACATAGTGCTGTAAACAGAGTCTGAATTTCTTTTAAACAATACCTCAGTTCCTATTATGTAAGGCGAACTTGCGTTTGACCATGTGACCGTTACAGAGGTATTAGTAATAACATCAACAGTAGTGGTGTCTGTGGCGACAGATAAATTCGTAGGTGGAGACAAAGCATAGTCACCAACTGTTAGAGTGCTTCCTGACGCAACAGGTGTTTGATAATCAGACGTGGCAAAGTCATATACTGTTGATGCGGTTTCTTGTAAGACCAAACCTACAGCAAGCGTTGGCACATCTTCACTATCCTGTATCAACATTTCAGCAGATAGTACTTCAAATATTTTAGAGGTGTATCCAAGCCTTTCATTTGTAATCATGACGGTATCATGTGGCTGTAGTCTTAAAAATTTTAAATCTACTACTGTTCCTATTGTAGTTGCCAATCTTTGTTTTTTTAAAGAAATTCTTTGCAATCTTTGAGCCATTGTATGGGTAACAGTAAAAGGCAACTGTTTTTCCATAGTCTTGACATAATTTGGCTTATCAGAGTTCGTGCCATTAGGTGTATCTTCAGTAAGAAATGTTGAGTCTTGATATATAGGAGCATCTGCAGCAATATAATTATTTGAGCCATCAACAAATACTGACTTAACTGTATTATATAGATCACCTGTAGTTGATTTTGTGCTGACTTCTAGGGGTTGTAACAGGTCATTATCAGTAATTGTTAAAGAAGGTGTGGGGTGTGCGCCTGAATGTACTTGAAACTGTCCATTTACATAAGACATTGATCCTGCCATTGACTGCAAAACACCATTTAAAACACCTGCACCATTAGCTGAAAAGTTCGTAAAACCATTTGCTGTATATCTTTTTTCTGTGGAACTACCATCTGCAAGTGTTACTGTTTCGTCACATTTATTAGCTGCTGCTGTGATGCCTCCTGCTACGTTTGCATCATTAATCTCACCGCTTTTAGCTTTTAATCCATAGTTAGTATCTGTCAGATAATCTCTAATTATTAATGCAGGATTATCGCTCCATGCTGTGCCTCCACTACCTGAATTGAGTCTAGGGTCATAAACCTTTTTGCCCTTAACAACAAAAGAAACATTAGGCATACCTCCACCAAACTTTTCAGCATCAAATACACACTGCATATATACATAAGCCATATCTATATATTTATCAGTAGAAGTGATAGCAGCTAGTTGTGCATCCATAAATCCGTCAACAGCAGTTTGTGATCCATCTTGAAATGTAAAACGAACTAAACGACCACTACCAAAATCGTTCGGATTTTCTGTATTTGTAAATTTTGTATTGGTAGCAGTGAACACTGTAGAACCGCTTACAGTAGAAGATGATGTGGTTAAGGTTTCATCATTGAGTATAACCGCTTCAAGACTGTTGACTTCATGACCTGCTATAACAAATACCATGTGTAACAAATGATTGTCTACGCCTGTAGTTGATATATGAGTTATCGTACCACCTACCCTAGTTTGTCCATATATTATTTGTCTAGGTTCAGTTGGCGCACGAGTAGATAATTTTGATCCAAAGTTACCACCTGTTGCACTTATACCTTTGCTTAATACCCCTAAAGCCAATGTATAAGCAAATGCTTTAGCTGCTAAAGCTTTCGCTCCTGTTAATTTAAAAAACTTAGCATTTTTAACAAAATCAAAGCCACCAAAAAGTTTAGCCCCTATGAAAACAACAACAGCTATCTTGAGTGCTTTTTTTACTTTGTCACCCATTGATTCTCCATACTTTTAAAATGTCTATATCATCATCTATGACAAGACCATCAGCATCAACACCTAATGAAGCATAGCCATCAAACACAAAAGCAAGTTCTGTTTCTTCCTTGTGTACTCCAAAATCTCCTTTAGACATATACTGTATGTCTATAGCATCTATACCACTTTTTAGTTTTATAGCGTTGTCTATTGCTGCTACTAAACCTTTACCTTTTCCATATTTAAAGATACTTTGCATTGCTTGTTCTTTAGTTTGCCATTTCCAGTTACTAGGTAAAAGACTTTCACCTGTCATGGTTTTTATAAATGTATTTGTAAGGTGTACACAATCCCATTCTCCCCACTCAAAAGGTGTGTAAAGATTTCTGTTTACTAACGTGTCAAACTTTATTTCCCAATCTGGTAGCTTTTTCATTATCTTTGTGTGACATAATCATAAGGATCATCAAAAGGACTACTACCGCTTTGTACGTCTTGTTTTTGACCCCAAGCTATTTGTTTGTCTTGTAATTGTTGTACTCTGTTAAGTGATGTGTCAGAAGAATCTATAAACTTTTGACTCTCTGCTGTATACCTCAAATTACTTGGTCTCTCTAAATCTATCAATCTGTTCTCAGCGTCTATACTGACTGTTGCTCCATCAATGCCGTCATCTATAGACAGAGACATCATGCGTCCTGCAAAAACTTTTAACACACCTGCTACTTCGTTACTACCTCCCATCAAAAAACCCATAAAGACACTTATATCTCTGTTTTGATAATTTTCAGTCAAAGCCATATTTAATATATCCGAATCCATACCTGACAGGGCTATAGCAATACCTGATGGTTTTAAATCCAACGTATCTTCTATACTACTTATACTCAGTAAAGCACCTGCTCCTGTATAAGTTTCAGAGTTGATAACAAGATCGTCATTACCTGTCCATATCAATATATCATCTGTGTCAAATTCTGCTTTGACTGCAAAGAAAAGTTCTTGATGATCTTGTCCTAACCTTGCCTCTATTGCACTATCTATGCCTGCTCTTGTAGCCATTAAATAACCTCAATACATCCAAAGCTTATGCCATATAGTGATCTATGGTCAGCGTTCCAATCAACAGTATTATCTAAAAGTCTAAACAAACCTTTTGGCGCATCAAATCTTACAAAATGTCCAGTTGCTAATGTTGACCTTAACTTAGGCTCTGTTCTTACAGCAAATTGATTTGGACTACCGCTTGTTTCGGTCGCATCCTCTACTGCCATGACTAGCTGAACAGGATTTGCGGTGGCAGAAGCAGCACCTAACACACCAAGATAGTCTCCTTTCTTTATTCCACCACTATTGCTACCAGATGTTTTAAGATTTAAGCCAGTTGAACCTTTAACATTCATCTGTACCTTACATCCACTTGTAGCACCTTCATTAACTAACACACTATCTGTTTCAACAGCAGTATTGCTGTTTTTAGTTGTGATCTTATGTGTTCCGTTATTAGCATCATTGGTCATGCCTGTTATATGAATAAAGTCTCCAACTATCGCATTAGCAAATGTACTAGCATTTGCAGTTATAGTGTCTGTATTTGTAACAGTCAAAGATACGTTAGTGTTAGATACTCTATTCTCGCTTATTAAATGCGTTGTGCCGAACGATCCTGTATTGGTAAGGGCATCAGGGTCAGCAAACTTAAAATGGTTTGTAGTGCCTTTTAATTGCATTAGAAAGGATTGCCACTCTACCGCCTGTGTTCTGTTCAAAGGTGGTAAAGATACCTGTGCTTGCCAAAATACAGCATCAAACTCTTGTGTTTTCTGTTTACCTGTAAATGGAGAAGCTGTTTGTCCTATTGCCCTGTATAAAGAAAACTCGCTTCTCACAAAATTAGGAGTGCTTGGCATATCTATAATTCTAGCCACCCATTAACCCCCTTCTAAATGAGCCACCTCTAGCGGCTGCTTCTAATACTGCTGCCTTACTAGATTCTTGTATTTGTGGTAAAAGTTTTGCTACTTCTGCTCTAGCAGTAGCACCTACACCTAAAGCAAAGTTATTATGTTGTACTACAGTTACACCGCCTCCGCCTGATAAAGCATTTTTGCTGTTCATGTTGTTCATTATTGTGCCACCTGTATTTGGTATAAATATCTCAGCACCACGTTCTCCCACTAAGGTTGGCATACCTTTCTGTACTCTACCGCCACCTGCTTTTTTGCCAACAGGTAAGCCAACTGCAGTAAACATAGCATCCATAATAGGCTTTATAATCTGCATTTGTAGGGCAGAAGCTATGATTTGTCTTGCCATATCTTTAAATAAATCTTTAAAACTCTTCATAGCATTTTCTCCATTCATAAGTGATTCTACAAAATCATTTGTAAACTTATTTGTAGCTTCAGTTATAACAGGCTGTAGTTCGGCAAATGCTGCTGTGAGACCATCTAATTCGTCAGTTGTAGAATCTCCCTTTGGAGGAGTTATACTGCCTTCTTGTGTACCTTCTGTTTCAATAGTAGGTTCTACTGGTATTTTTGGTCTCCTACTTTTTATGCTATCTATGAGTTCATCAATTCTTGAATTAAAAGATTCAGTATCAAGAGTCAAATCTATAGGCTCTATGTCATCATTGAAGGGTAATTTATTCAACGCTTCTATAGCTAAGTTTACAGAATTTTGTATAGGTTCAACTATTGAGTTGAATGATTCTATAATAAATAGTTGAAATCCAGTTATTGCAAGTCTCAATCCATCTAGTACATCTTGTGAACCTCTTACAACAAGATCAATAAAAAAACCTAATTTGCTTGCTGCTTGCAAAGCAAAAGTGACTATGTTGACTAGATGTCCTGCTAATTTTCCTAACCCTTCGGTAAAATCAGTTGTTCCTGCGACACCATCTGATAAAGTTTTTGCTAAATTAGTCAAAGCCTTACTTAAGCCTGCTTTACCTATGCTATCGGATGCTAAACTAAGCTGATCTTGTAGATTTGAAGTTGCACCTGAAAGAGTATTTAATCTTTCTTCAATAGCTGTAGGAAATCTAGTTTTACCTAGATTCAATAAAAATTCTCCTATAGCTTCCCCTGTACGGTCTATTGTTGTTTTTTGTCCTTCAAAACTAACTTCAATTTCATCCCCCATCAGCTTTGCTTTGATACCAAACTGCTTGAGCATTTCCATTTCACCAGTCGTTGCATTAAATGTGGCTTGTGCTAGTTGGGTTATGTCTTTTCCCATACCTGCCGCTAAATTACCAAATGCTTTTAAATTTTCTGCATTGGGTTCTATACCTGCTTGAAAGAACCTTATAAAGGACTCTGTTACATTTTTTAATTGAAAAGGTGTTGTTTTGGTGAATTCTGTAACAGTCTGCATAGCCAATTTAGCGTTTGGTGCTGATCCTGTTACTGCTCTAAGTGTAGCTTCTAAATCTTCAAAACTTCTAGCGGTATTTACTATACCTTTAATTGCAAGACCTCCACCTATGAGAGCAAATGCTTTACCCAAGCCTCTGAAAGAACTTGTGACAGTCATAGACTTTTTTTGAGTCACATCAAGGCTTCTATTAACTTGATCCAAACCCTTACGCAGTTTAGTCGTCTCTGCCTTTATTTCTATAATTAGCTGATCAACTGTTGCCATTAGTCTGGGTATAACTCCATTAAATTATCTAGCTCATCTTTAGATAAAGGTTGTTCAGGTTCGCTTGTGTGGAATTCTGTGAAGCCTTCTATAGCATTATTGATCTCACAGACAGAACTGTTCCAAAACTCAGATGGTTGCATACCAATCATTCCAAAACAAATCTGCATATATCTTTTTATGGGTAGTTTATCATCTACCCTAACTCCTTTTTTTGTTCTTCTGGAACAGCATCATCTGGCATCAGAGAGCCAGTCAGGATTTCCGCTACAGCTTTAGTTGAAGGAACTAAACCTGCATTTTGTACTATTTTTTTAACATCATTTTCTTGCACATCTTTACCTCCACCCCTTATGGCAGGTAATAATACAGCTATAATATCCTTCATACGGATATCTGCTTCACCCATGTTTTGTGCCAACTTTATAATGCCACAACCTACCGCATCTTCTATTTGGATTATAGAATCTATAGTCAATCGTGTTTTATAGGTTTGACCGCCTAAATTTATCTCAATCTCGCCCTTTAGTGGGTTTGTCATCTGACTTCTCCTTTGTTGTACTTGCCATTGCAAGTTTGATTGTAATAATGTCATCTCTTCCATCTACTGAACTAGATAACACCTTATAGGACTTACCATCTACTGTTACGTCAGATGGGTCTTTTCCTAACTGGTCGGCTACTTCAAGGACATCCCCGTTAAGCATAGCAGGGATGTTGCCCTTAGCACCTTTGACCGTTACTGATTGCCAAGCCATTTATTAGACCGTAGCAAACGTAATAGCACCTGCACTTTCAAAAGATACACTGTAGGTTACTTCACCATTAAACTCACCTGCATATTCAAGCGATGTAATCTGGAAAGCACCTGTAAATGTACCAAAGTCAGGCACTAGGAATTGATAATTATTTTGTGTATCAGCTAAAGCGTTAGTCTTGATAGTTGCTTCACTAGCTGCATCTGTAAAGACACCACTACCTGAAACACTGATAGACTGCACACCTGCATCTGCTAACAAGGTTCTGTTGTTAGAACTATCTTTGTTAGTTACGTCTACTGATTCGTTATTGACTGTAAGGCTTGTTGATCTTAAGCCACCTATTGTTGTGAAAGCTTCAGGTGAACCTGCGTTACCCACTTTCATAAGCATTGCACTACCTTTTTGTGCTGCCATATTTATACTCCAATTAAGAAAGTATTAGTTATTTACTTTCTAATTAAACAAGCCAACTGGCATCCAATTTTATTAGTAACAGCTAGTTAAGAAGTTCCTAATATAATGGCTCGGAATCGCATGACACCGTGCCTAGTAATCCCATCAGGGTCTACTAAAACATCACCAAATTCAAACCTAAGATTAACTAAGTTAAATCCAGTAACACTTAAACTGTAATCATGCAGTAAATCGTGAATCCTGTCCATGATTTGTTTGGTTTCTTTACTGCCTTTGTACTGTGACCATATATCTAAATTTATTGTATATTCACTGCCATCTACGTCTTTTGTAGAATAATCTATTGAACCATCCCTTCCCATTGATACAAACGGATAGCTGTTGCCCTCTTGCACTTCATCATATATACCTGCACTTAAAGTATTTGTAAGGTTAGAGTCTCCGTTTAACCTAGAGTAGATAGCACTTTGTATAGCGAATTGTCCTAATGCCATTAGTCTACATACCCTCCCTGCTTAAATATTCTTTTGATCTTAGGTCTATTTCTTTCTAGAGCAGGTTGCATAAATGGTCTAGGGTCTATAGTAGATGTGCCAAACTCTAAATAAGGTGCGTATGGTGCAGATGCTACTATTTGCCCTACAACAGATGTGCCTTGTTGTTTTACGCTAGAGGTTATATTGCTTACTAAGAATCCTGTATCTGATGCAGGTGGCTCGCCTTTAGCTGATGCTGTGTGTTGCCTTCTAGGATTATACTTTTGGTAAGTAATACCAGTACCGCCCTTCATAATACTTTGTTTTGCGTGTCCTTCTACTAGCGTGGTTGATCTCTGCACTAAGTGTTTTAAATGTTTTTCAGGATTATCTACAATACGTTTCTTAAGTTTCTTTTGAAAACCTTGTAGATTTTGGATGCCGCTTTTAGCCATAGGTTAAATGAAATCATAGACCTATCAAAATAACAACAAAAACTTTTTGTAATTATTTGTAAAAAAAGACTTGTAATATCCTGTTAATAGTCCATAATGTATTTATAAATTGATTAAAGGAGATAAAATGACAAAAGAAACTAAATACTACAAAGCAGAGGTTGATGGAAGAGTCTGCGTAAGACAAAGCAAAAACGACTACACAGTAGCAATGGTTGTTTCAAGAGAAGGTCGTTCAGGTTTAGCCTCTTTCAATACAAAAGAGCAAACAAAATCTCGTGTTTTAAATCACCTAACACCTTCTAAAATGACTGGTGGTAAATGGGTCAAATATTTAGATGATAACGGAACTGTTGTTGATCACAAAGCAAGATACGATAGCACTACTGTTTGGGCAGTTAAAGCAGTCCAGATAACAAAAGAAGAGTATAAATTAATAAAGGAGCAGGCATAAAGCCTGTTCTTTTATTACAAAGCCACCCCACGTTCACACTCTAACTCTAGGTATCTGTCTCTGTTGTCTATGTTCTTTATAAATTTTATGTTGTAGTTGTCACTGTCGTAACGTATGCGGTAATTAGTACCTATATCCCTTCTATAACGTATCGTAAAGATATGAGTTGTCTTTTCCTGTACTTGACCCTGCCTAAGCGTTTCATTGCCCCTAGTGGTCTCTATATTAGCGTACAGGTTAGATAGAGTTGTGTAGGCTTCTGTTATACCACCGCCTGCATCTCTAGTATTTGTGGGTTTTTGCAATTCTATCTCAAATCGCATTTTGCCTATACTCATTAGCCTAATGACATTAATGAACTTGAACCAAGACCACCATGTATGACGTAAGGTGCATATAGGCTTTTCATAAGTGTAGGTGCGCCCTGTGCCTCGTACATATCACCCCTATGCTCATACATATAAGCTATATGCTGCAACATACCTAATCTTATTGGTTCAGGTATGGCGTAAGCAGTTGTGTAACCTGCTACATAAACAACTTCTATGGCATTGGCTACTCTTAATGCTGTAGGAAATGTTTCTCCAGTTCTTAGTACGATTCTTGCAGGCTCTCTTTGTGTATCTACGTAATACTTTGAAGCTGACATAGTTGTAGCGGTATCGCTATCGTTATAAGTCTTAACAGACGTAACACTAATTACAGGTGACTTAGGTAAAACAACATAGTTCTTGTAGTAGTTAATATCAGGTGCAGTTCTCATGCCTTCCCATAGAGGACTCTCTGTGTCTAGTGCGGTGTCTATTGTTAAAGTAAAAGTCTGTTGCATTAAGGCTCTGTTCATGTGTTCTTCTGCGAACTGCCTTGCCGCTATGATTAAAGGTTGTACTACCCTTTCATCAGTAGCATCATCAACCCTTAGATATTCCTTGACCTCTTGTAAAGATAAAGGCTCTGCTGTCGGTTCTGTGGTTACTTTAAATCCTGCCATTACACTAATGCTCCAAATATTCCTGATGTTATAGCAACACCATATAATCCCCAAATAAGGTACTCCATTCGCACGAAACGAGCCGAACCTGACTCTAACCTCTTTTCAAGGTTTTCGTACCTTATAGCGCAAATCTGTTCGTGCAGTTCTAAAGCACTTACATCATTGCTTAGTTTCTTCTCCTGACTCGTCAACTACTTCTGCCTCCTCAACCTCAGTCTCTTCTTCGGTTTTGTTGATCTCGTTATCTAATATCCATTTTTTTCTACGTTCTGTGTTGTTGGCATTGTCGTCAATATCAAGTTGTATTTTTATCAATGAACCTTGTAACTGACCTAAATCTCTTTGGTAATCTAGCAATCTTGCAAACTGTATCTTTCCTTGATCAGAAAATGTGTTTGCATCTACTTCAACTACCTCGCCATCTTTCTCATAACTGAACGTAGGTTTAGGGTTTTCATTTGAATTATCTTTGGTATCTACCATGTCTTTCTCCTAAGTTAAAAATATAATCATAGCATATTGGCTTCATTTGCACTCTTTTTTGCAGCCTTTACTTCATCTGTCCATACTGCATTTGCTATAGCTTGTACTTCTGTAGACTCACCTGATATGTCTGTGTCTGCATGTGTCCATGAACTTCCATCATGTAATGATGTTACACATTCTAATGTTTTTCTTTGAAAAGACCTTGTAAGTTCTTTACCATCTTCTTTAATTACAGTAGCC